GACGGCTCCTTAAACGATTGACCAGACACTCGTGTCGGGCACAGTTACGGTGATGCTGTCGTTGACCGAGATGGGTCCAAACGTGCCAGCGTTCTTGTCGGCGGGGATGGTGTAGTCCTGCATCACGATCAGGCTGTTCTCAAAGAACACCGTGTCTGAGCCACCACCCGTTGCACCGCCACCCAAGGCACCCCATGCGCCGTTGTACCCTTCAAACTTGCTCGTGGTGCTATTGTAGCGAACCATGCCGTCTTCGGGGTCTGCTGGGCGCTCATCGGTGGTGCCCACGTTCAGAATCGCAGCACCCGTGGACTCAAGGATGAGTTCGTTGACCACGCTCAGATCGGTGAAGGTGCCCACGTTGGGCACATCGCTACCGATGGGTGGGGGTGATGCGAACGAGTTGGTGGTGACTGGCACCGACACGTAGTCCACGGTGAACAGCGGCACATCGTCGGCGTCTGTCAGGGTGTACTTGTACGTGATCGAGTCGGTCAACCAAACACTTGCCTGACCGTTGGAGTCCAGAATCACCGGGTTGGTGTTCTGGTTGTCTTGGGTGTGGTCGGTGTACGTGGCAATCGGGGTCGTGGTGCCCGCAGCATAGGTGTACAGCTTGCCACCGACAAGAGGCAACCCATCGGTCCCGAAGAACTGGAGTTTTGGAAGTGGGGATAGTGAAGCCATGTCGTAGTCCTTGGTCGATTCTAACTAATTTGAGTCAGCGCACAAACTCATTTTCGACGTTGCGCTCGGGTGCCATCATGTTGACGCCACCCGCAATACCGCCAGTGACGGCTGCGCGAGTCGGGGCACCCCATTTGGTTGGATCTGCGATGATCTGCAGCACCCGGTTGCGCTCGGCAGCGGGCAACGTGTCGAGTAAGTTGGCTGCACCCTCGGGGGTTTTGAGCGCTTCGGTCAGCGTTGCCATTGTCTTAGCGCCGATCTTGCTCTCCAAGATGTTCAGACCCTTGTTGGTCGTTGCCGCCACGGCACTCAGGTAGGACGGCAGACGGAACTTGCTCATGCTCTGCAGCATCAGTTCTTTGAGTGCGTCCTGACCACCCTCGACTTGGGACTTGATGTTGGCAGCGCGGATCACCTTGGACGCTTCGTTCTGCAAGGTGTTCAGGGTGTTCTCGGTCAACTCCAAGGCGATGTTGTACTTGCCGGGGCCGAGGATCTTCTCCACAGCTTCGGGCGACTCGTTCTGCACGAGGCGCACAAAGGCGTTTTTGTCCGTTTTCCACAAGCGCAGGGCTTCACCGGTCAACTGCTTCTCGGCAATCTTCCCGGACAGCTCGGCGTGTTGCTTGAGGTATTCGCGGTAACCCTTGCCGCCCGCTGCCTCGATGGCGTCGTCGATCACGGGCTTGACACGGCTCAGAACGCCAGCGGCCAGATTGCGCTGGCTGGTGGCGTCCATGCCTGGGCGAAGCTGTTGGATCGCGGCGTTGACCGAGTTCTTGCGGATGGCGTCGAGTGCCCGGGCGTCGATAACCCCGCCAGCACTGGTCCACTTGGCGATGTCGTTTGCGATTTGTTTGACGGAACCCTCTACCAAGTCAAGCCCCGCAATCTCAGGATTTTTTGCAACAGTTTGAAGACTGCGCACCACCGAGTCGCCACTCAACGGCTTGATGCCCACGGAGCGCAGAGCACCCGCAGCTTCATCAGCAAACCGAGCACCCTGACCCAGATCGAGTGAGGCTTGCGCTGCACCATTCGACCATTCATTGAATGCCTTCTCGGCCAACTCACCGCTGTAGGTGAACTTGGACAGACCGACTGGCAGGTCGCGCTTGATCAAGCTCAACCGGGCGTTGGCCGTGGCGATGTCGCCAAGCTCCATCAGGCGGCGAACCTCTTGCACTTTGGCGGCAGCTTGCTCACCGAGTTCGGCAGACAGACCTTCCAGACGGGCCACTTCTTTGCCGAGGTTGGCACGGTTGAGTGCAGCTTCACGAACTGGGCCGGTAACAGCGTTGACCGCCTTCTTGGCACCCTCGGTGGTGGCCCGAACATCGGCAGCGGTTGTTCCACCGGCCAGCTTGGCCAGTGCGTTGAGCGACACCTCGCCTTGGGACTTCTCCAGCGCCGACAAGAACCGTGGGTCGCGCCTAGTGGCGCGGTCAACCAGTGCCTGCCATGTGGGGCTGTTGATGTCGGCCGTGGCCTGTGCAGCGCTGACGCCTTGACCCTTTGCCGCCTTGAGCAGGTTCAGGGCTTCGGGCAGGTCTGGACCCAGAGCATTGCGGGCAATATTTGCCGCTTTGTTCTGAGGGATCTTGCGCATGTCCATCAGCTTGCCGACACCCTTGGTGATCAACGGGCCAGCAACTCGGCCGGCCGTTTCAAAGGTCGCACCCTCAAGGACGTTGCGCACAGGCTCAACGGCCTGCGCGGCACCCTGTCGGGGGGCTTTGTCGCCGAGGTACACGTCACCCAGCTCAAGCAGTTCCTTGGCGATGCCGTAGCCCAAGCCTGCGCCACCGACGGTGCCCGCTGGACCAAGTGCTGTACCGGCCAGCGCACCACCGGCAGCACCCAGCGCCTCGATGGTGGGGGCCACAAAGGGGCGCACTTTGGAATACAGGCTTTGCTCTTGACGAGCGCCAGGTACCTCATTCGCAGGTGCTACACGAGGTTGCAGCGAAGGTGGGAGCTGAACATCAATGCCGACGTTTTGACCACCCTGTGTTTGAAAAGAAAACTGCGAAACACCGAACCGCTCACGAATGGCGTTCTGCGTATCGGGGTTTGCGTTGACGAAGTTTGGGTCTTGTACTGAAAACTTTTCAAAAATGGCTTGCTTCGTCGCAGGGTTTGCGTTGACGTAGTTCGGGTCAGTAAGGATTGAAGACAGGTTTGCCATATCTGACCTTTATCTCAACAGTGGGTTGCTCATGTCCACGCCACCACCAGCAGCAGGGGCACTGGCTCCAGGGGCGCGACTGGATGCTGTGGCTGCTTTGCGTTGAGCGCTTGCGACACCCTTGCGCACCACGTCTTGCAGGTCCATTGCGGCGCGAACAAATTCATTCTCGTTTGTTGCAATCGACATGCGGTTGATGGCGTCCGTGGCCTTTTCACCTTCAACTTGGGTAATTGCACCACCGCCCTTGAGCGACTCGAAAGCCTCAAGGAACGACGCACCCTTGATCTGGTCATAGCGCGACATGAAGCTGGCTTCGTCTGTACCGGGCACAAAGCGAAGACCGGGGAGCCATGTGGCACCCACAGCGCCGGTAAAGCCGGGATGTGTCTTCTCACCCTTGAGCAGTTTGCCGGTTTTACTGTCGCGCTTGCCGATCAACTGATCGATGGTGCGAACCGCCTCTTCTGCGCGAGAGATGACCTTCGGCAACGCTTGCATTGCTGCCACATCACCCTTGGCGATGCCGACGCCCATTTCTCTGGCAGCGGCCATGCTTTGTTGGAACGCTGGGTCGGCATCTCGGCGTTGGTTCTCTTCAAGCACGGCAACACGACGGCCTTCAAGACCGATACGCTGACCTTCTTGCTTGATACGCTCGGCCTCACCGGGGGCCATCGTCTTGGTCAACGTGCCCACTTTGGTGACTTTACCCGTCAACGGCTCAAACGACTGGGACACGACTTGGCCGCCAACATCGACGTTGGACAGCGTGGGTTTGTTCATCTCCATGAACTTTTCAGTACCCACTTTAGACTCGTTGACCAATCGGGCAAGGCCACCGGGAGTGTTCAGCAACGGCAAAATGCGCTGCATGGTTTGGTCAATCGTGATACCACGAGCTTTGAGTGCTGGCCCGATCACAGGGTCTGCGTGGTTGGCGTTGAGCCATGACACGTAAGCGTCTGCAGATGCAGGATCGTTGGGGTCAATCGTTTCGAGGAAATTGCGCGACTGCTTGAGCTTGCTGTCAAGCAGATCCGCTTCCGCTTTACCTGCTTTGGTCTTTGCTTCCCGACTCTCGAAATATTTCTTTTCGACATCGGGAATCCTAGAACCAAAACCACCTGTTGCCAACGAGCCACGCAGTTTGTTGAAATCGAGTTCACCATCGCTACCGTAGGCTTCTTTGTACGCTTGGTTCATTGCGTTGGTCGCAGCGAGTTCGCGCTGCGACTGCTGCATTTGCATTTGAGCAAGCTGGTTCTGCAGTTGTGCGTTCTGGATGGCCGACACTTTCCCATACTGGACAAGCGGGTCTTGCAGTTCAATGCCCTTGACAGCCAAGGAGATGTTTGGGTTGATTGGCATAGGTTAACCACCACCGTAAGTAATTGGAGCCTGTTGAGGCGTCATGCGATTCAACATTTGTTGGTTCTGATAGTAGTTCAAACCGGTGTTCAAAGCACCCGTGAGTGCGTTGGCTTGTCCCACATAACCAGATGCCCGGGCAGCGGCGCTGGTTTGCATCGCTTGACCCACGTTGTTCGCCATCGTCTGACCAGCTTGGCCAATTTGTTGCGCCGAGGTTTGACCCACACCGGCCAGCGATTGCAACGGTGCAAGTCGCGCATTACGCTCGGTCTGGTAGCGGTTGAAGGCGTTGGTGTATTCATCTGATGCGAGGTTCTGTCCAAATCGTTGGATGCCTTTGAGCATGCCGCCAGAGAGCAGACCACCACGAGCGGCAGCGGATCGTTCAAGACCCTTCATACCCTCGGACATTCGGAAAGCGTAGCCGGGGTCGGCTTGAAACTGCTCCATGCCGAATGGGGTGTACTCGGACGCAATCGGAATGAGCTTGTTGAGTGCTTCCTCACCGGCCTTGCGCCACGGCTCTTGCAACTCGACTTGCCGCTCAAATTGCTCCATTTGAAGATCGGCAGCACGATCCGCAGATCGTGCTTGTGCTTTAGCGGCCTTGCTTGAAGCGTTTGCGCCAATCAAGGCACTGCCTACCATTGCGCCAGCAACCCATCCAGACATAGCAATTCTCCTTAAGTCGCAGTCAAATACTGAACCGTTACGGGAGCGTATCGGTACGTCATTTGAGACTGGTTCGTTTTCAATTTGTCCAAGTAGACCATTGTTTCAATGATCATTTTCTGTTCATCTGTCCTATTATCGGCCAATCCGTACTCCGGTACAACATACAGCCGATTTTCAAGCTCATCAATGTTCTGACAGTTGTCGGGGTTGTCGTACACGTCCACCCAAACAACCTCTTCGTCAAACACCCGACCAGCGCGTTGTGTTCCAGCAGGTGCTTTGAACTCACACGGTCCGGTCAATACCTTCACACCTTCATCGGTGGTTACAGCGATTGTCCCTGATTCCAGTCGAACTGTGTACGGAATTTTGTGTTCCGCACCCGTTAGCACTGTCCAAGGTGGCACTACGATTTTTCGTTCGTACACACCGGGTAAAAACGTGTGAGTTGTCACAATGTTTGCTTGCGGCATTGCGAGTAATTTCAACTCAAGCGCACGAATTTTGGCCTTGTCCGTGGCCTGATCAATGATCTCAAAATTGCACTGCGTCACCAGTTGCATCAGGTCACCTCACGCCCACTGACGCGCATGTTGATGGCGCTTGCCGCACTGGCGATGGTTGAAATGAATGAACTGTTTGGCAAAATTTGACCCACCAACTCAGGAAAGGTGTACACCTCGGAAGGTGCCAAGGTTTTGGTCTTGGTAATCAGGTTGTTGTCACCCGGGGTGTCAGAGCCTGTGACCAAATTGACACTAATTGTAGCGGAGCTGCCGCTGACATTGGTGGCCGTGAACTTGTCGATGATTGTGGCCGTGACGTTGCTGGCCACGACGTACTGGGTTGTCTGGGTGTCTTCCACCAGCTTGGCGGGCACAAGGTTTCGTGCAGTGACGGTCATCTCGATTCCTTAAACAATGGCCCACGATGAGCCTGTGGGCACCGTAACCGTGACGCCAGAAGCCACTGTGATCGGGCCTGCGGACATCCCGTTGTTGCCGGTTGCAATGGTGTAGTTGCTGGAAATGTTGGCGTTATTCTCCCACAATCCCTGCGACGTGATGTTGCTGCCACCACCGGCAGCAGCGGCCCACTTGACACCCGCCGCCACGGTCGAGTCGGCCGTGAGCACGTAGGTGTCGATGCCCACGGGCAGTCGGACGTTGTTGGTGCCGTTGTCAACGATCAGGTCACCTTTGCTGGTCGTGGGTGCCAGCGCATCGAACGCTGCAGTCTGGGTCGTTTGACCCGTACCGCCAGAAGAAATGGCGAGTGTGGCAGACAGCCCTGCGGCCGTGCCCGTGGTGTTCTGGTTGAGCGTGGGCACGTCGGCCGCAACAATCGTGCGGAATGTCGGCGTACCCGGAGATCCGTTGGGTGCGGCCAAGAACGTGTTGGCCGTCTGACTGGAGAAGTTGGACGGGGTGACCGCAAGTGTGCCGCCCAGGGTGATGGTGCCGGACGATGTGATGGGGCCACCGGTCAAGGTCAGGCCACTGACTGTACCGGCCGTGCCCACCGAGGTCACCGTACCCACAAACGAATCGTTCGAAGTGATGGTGAAGTTGGGGTATGTGCCGGTAACAACCGTTGTCCCAGCACCCGTCAAACTGACAACCTGATCGGGTGCCGTGTTGGTGATGGTGATCGTGCCGCTGGTCGTGATGGGGCTACCAGAGACAGAAATGCCCGTGCCTGCGGCAGCAGCCACCGAGGTGACTGTACCAGTAAACGCATCGTTCGAGGTGATGGTGAAGTTGGGATAAGTACCCGTGACAGCAGTCGTACCAGCACCCGTCAAACTGACAACCTGATCGGGTGCCGTGTTGGTGATGGTGAAATTAGGGTAAGTACCGGTGGTGTTTATGCCCGTGCCATCCGTCAAGCTCACAACCTGGTCAGGGGATGTGTTGGTGATCGTGAAGTTGGGGTATGTGCCAGTCGTGCTTATGCCCGTACCATTCGTCAAGCTGACAACTTGGTCAGGGGCCGTGTTGGTAATGGTCAAAGTGCCGCTGGTGGTGATGGGACCACCTGTGACGGAGATACCCGTGCCACCCGCACCGTTTACCGAGGTCACTGTGCCGGAGCCACCACCGCCACCACCACCACTGTCGATGTCGGCCGATGGGGGCGGCCCCACTTGCAGGTCATCGAGTGAGGTTTGGTTGCCGCCGTTGCCGACCAGCGTGAACAAGTTTAGGAAAAACCGGTACCACTCACGCGAAACCATCCCCGTGCGCGGATCAATGATCTCGACACGATTGGACGGAATATTGGTGATGTTTTGCTGTTGTTCAGGCATTGGTCGGCGTCACATACAGTTCAGCACCCATGATAGCGAGTTTCACGGGGTCGGTGCCCGAAATCTCGTACACGCGATCACGCAACTTGAGCGTCATACCCAAGCGCCGCCAAATCACCCGACGGTAGTATTCACCAACCTTGCCCACGGATGTCCAATGCTCGTTTGACCAAGTGTGGCCGCCATCATCGGACCAGCGCAGCATCATCTGCGGATCGCTGCCCTGACCCGTGTTCGTGCCAACACCCGACTCACAGTCGATCTGCAGACTGTGCTGCGCGGTACGCTTCAAGTTGTTGACACCCGTTGGCAGCGCTCTCCATGACCGAAGCCACTTCTGAATCTGACCATTGTCGGAATACTCGTTCAGGTCAAATGCGTAGATGTTGCCGTTCTCAAAGTCGCCCACGACGATCTGACCATCGTAGACCGCCTGGCAGTTGGACCGGTGGCGCACAAAGTTACCATTGGACCACCCGGCCCGCTCATGCCACGCACCGGTTGCCACGTCGTAGACCCAAGTGGTCTGCGCAGTCGGGAAAATGAGCACATAGAAGGCGTGGCCGTCTTGTTGGTACGTGTACCCGATGGCGTCCGACATGTTGGTGTACTGCTGGATCTGCCACTCGACGGCGTGTGTCGAGATGCGCTGACCGGTGTAGCCGTTGGCCCGGTACACAATGCCCCGGCCACGGGCGTCAGAACCCAGCCAAAACAGGCCGTTGTCGAGCTTGGCAACCGAGTATGGGGCTTCGCACCCAATCTCGTTGAAAGCGCCTTGGATGCGCTGCAACGGGAAGTCCGGCAAGCCAGCGTTGTACCAAACCTCAATCGAGTTGGTGCCGAACAGCCACGCTTCGCGGTGGTCAATGATCAAGGACACCAGACCGTCAGGATCACCCTCGGCGCTGGCAAAGTCCAACGGGTCAACAGACAGACCGTCCAGCAGCGATGTCACCCAGACCCGTGCGCTGTTCGGCTCGTTGAACACGAAATAGCCATCCAGGTAGCCAACCTTGACCGCGCCGGGAAAGTCCGGGTCGGTGATCTTGGCAAACACCTCGGTGTCTGCGTTGTAGATGAACCCGTCAGGGTTGCAGGCAATGAAGATCTGGGTGCCGTTGTCAGCAATAGACACAGGACCAGTGCCGGTGACTGTACCCAAGGGCTTGACTCGCCAACGGGTTGAATCACCAATCACGTTGAGTCGATACAGCGTGTCACCAGACACAGCGTACAGGTACTCTTTGAGCACCCACAGTCCACGGACGGGACCGTTGCCCGCACCAATCAATCGGCGCAGGCCCGGGCAGCGCGACAAGAAAGCAGCGCTCTTCCCACCCTCGGGGACGATTTCCGGGTACATGTTGACCATGCGGTTGTCGGCAGCGTTGACGCTGCGGGTCACATAGCTGGAACCAAGAATCGGGGAGTCCATCAGAAGTTCCCGGCGTAGATGTTGAACCGCTGACGATTTGCCACCACAGCGTAGGGCAAGCTCATCACGTCGTATGGGTTGTTGATGCGCTTCAAGTTGCGCTTGCTGGTCATGGCAATACGCGACACCTGCATAGACGGCTCAACACCGAACTCAGGCGCAATCTCCATCGCCAAGTTGTAGGCAAACGCCCGCATGTAACCGGGCGGGAAGTGCAACTCGGTCGTCAAAGCGGCAGGCTTGTCCAACTGTTTCACCGAGATAAAGTGCCACTCCAGCGCCTGTGTTGGGCGGGGGTAAATGAACATCTCCACGTTGGGGAACGTGTTGTTGACAAAGATGACCTGGGGGAAGGTCGAGGTGGACGTTTTGACGGCGATGCCGTTGTACTGGTCTTGGTTGATGAACTTGATGCCGTACGACACGCCACTGGGGGCGCGGTAATACGTACCGTCATCGAGCTGGATGGGGCGGTTGCCCACAAAATCACCAGACGGGCCAAGGGTGCGCTTGATTTCACCGGAGGGCCATGTGAACACTTGGTCCTCGGTACAGAACACAGACAGACGCTCGGTGTTCCACGAGTCGATCATCTGGTTCATCGCCAAGAGCGCGTCTTGGCTGGTTGCCGCTGACGGTGTTTCACCTTCGGCAAGAATACCGAGCAGGCGCAGTGCCCGGTTGATTTGATCGCCAGCGGTTGCCATATTACTTTCCTTCGGATTCGTCGCTTGCCGAAGTCAAAAAGGATGGGACTTCGTTGGGCTGTTCGACAGGTTGATCGGTCACTTTGCGACTATACTTGCGTTTCGCAGGTGCCGCCTCGACAGGCGTGTCGTCATTGTAACGTGTCCAGCCGTTATTTTCATCGGCTTCGATTTCATTTGCGTTGGTTGCAATTTTTGCACCATACACGGGGTGAGTCAAAACTACGTTCATGTCAGTCTCCATGCGAAAACGGGGCCGAAGCCCCGTTTTACCAGTTTGCCAAATTACGACAAGCGATACAGCACCCAGGTGCTCGCGCCGGTTTTACGGGCACGGAACTGGTGTGCTGCGCCAGCGTTGGCGGCAATCGTTGCCAGACCCACGACGGTGAAACCGGTGGATGCAGTCATGGTGATGACACCAGAGCTGGAACCATCGACGTTCATCACCGAGAAGTCAAACGCACGATCAACACCCATGCTTGGGAAAGCGGCGTTCATTTGTGCAGCGGTGGGCAGCGTGTAGGCAGCCGCGGACGTGCCGGGGTTGCCCAAAACGATACCAGAGGCCAGTTGGTCTGTGGTCAGAGTTGCCGCGCCAGCGGGGATGGAGGCTGGTGCGCCTTGAGCAAAGAAAGTGACTTCGCCAAGGTTGCCGTCGCCGATTTGATAACCGCCTGCGCCGTTAGGGAGAGACATGATGATTTCCTTTCAGAATGATTTGAAAACGGGGGCCGAAGCCCCCGGTTTGGTTTAGCCCCAGATACGGGCAGCCATTTGTGGACGGATCGTGTTGTAGCCGTACAGCACGTCAACACGGCAAGGCATGCGGTCGTTGTTGATGTCGTACTGACGAACAACGCGCAAGCTGATACCGTTGTGGACAGCGCGGGAGGCCATGTCAACACCCTGTGGCAACAACAAGTCGGCGGTCGCGAAAGCGATGGCGTCTTTGTGGTAAACCAAGTTCTGTGCGAACGAGCCACCAGCGGCACCCACGAACACAACTGCTTTGCCGGAGGCAGGCAGAACGTCCACGGTAGCCAAAGCGTTGCCGGCCGAGTACATCGGGGCCACGCTGATGCTGCCAGCGCCAGAGCCGTTCAGGGTCACGTCAGCCAAGGCGACGAACTGGAACAGCGAACCGGTCGATTCACGGGTCTGTGGGTTGACGGCGAAGCAGTCAGCCACGGTGAACACGTCACCAGCCTTGACGGTGGCGGCGTTACCAGCACCAGTGATGGCGATGGTCGTTGCACCTTCGGTGGTCACGGCAGCAGACAAAGTACCACCGGTTGCAGTACGGGTACCGCAGGTGTGGGACTTGATCGACTGGGACATGTTGACTTCTTCAAAGCCCAACACGCCTTCACCCATCATGCCGTTCTTGAACTGGCGCGAGATGGTGTCGGTGGGGTTGAACAGACCTTTCAAGCCGTCAACCAAGCTGGCGTTGCCTGCGGGGTTCACGGTGGCGTAACGAGGCATCATGCTGGCAGCTTGCTCGTTCAGCTTCTGGTGTGCTTGCAACAGCACCAAAGCGGTCGAGGGAGCGGCACCAGGCGTACCAACGGAAGCACCGATGGTCTTGTATGCGTTCGCAACGTCAGCGTCAACCGAAGAGGCCAACTGGCTGATACGTGGCTTCAACACACGCTCTGCGAAGTCGTCCAACTGCATTGTCAATTCAGCAGAAGTGAAGTTGATACCGATGTGTTTCTGGTTGGAGACAGTCAGGGTGGTGAACTGTTCGTTGTCGTCCTGAACTTGCAGGGCGGCACCGTCGGTCACCAGAGCGCGGTCGGGCAAACGGATACGCAGGGTCGAACCAATCTTGGCACCTTCGACAGCGAAGCTGTCGTCGTACTGACGGTTCACGTTACGGGTGATGACGAGGTTGTTTTCCAAGATCTCCAGCGATTTGCGGGTGATCATGTCAATGGTTAAGAGACTGTTGCTCATGATGATTTCCTAATTTAGCGGTTGCGGAGTGTCTTTGCCTTCTCGATTTGGCGGCGGCGCTCTGCCTCAATCCAGTCCGATGTGCTCATGGTCTTGACAGACCGAGGATCGGTGGTGTCGGTGACACCGGGATTGGCGGCTCGTGCGCTGACCGGACGAATCGGTTCAGGTGCGGACGTTGTTTTCTTCTGGACAGGTTCGGAGCCAAGTTTGGCCTCGATCTTTCCAATTTCACGCGCTTGCAACAGCGGCGACAAGCGAGAAATACGGTCAGCTTCCTTGGGGTTGCTGCCCAGCCAGTAGGCCAGATCAGGTCCAAGATCAGATGCCTTGATTGTCTCTGCCATCACATCGGTGACTCGGAGGTTGGGGTTGTAGGCGACTTGTTCAAAATCGTCGTACTTTGCCCGGGCCTCATCCTCACGCTCTGCGTAGGTGTCCTCAATCTCAGCACGTTGTTTTTGGATCTCCCGATGCTCGACCAGCTTTTCAGCCTCGGCGCGGATGAACTCCGCATACGCCTGGGGGCTGTCAAATTGATCAGCGGTTGGAATTTCCGTTGGCACTGCTGGCACGGATGCCTGCTTTGCCTGCTGCTCACGTTCCCATTTGCGCTGTTCTCTTGCGAGGCGCTTGCCAATCATCGCATCGAGTTCGGCCTGCGAGAATTTCTTCTCTTCGACTTGGTCGGTTTGATTTTCAGCGATTTCCGGCGCATTTTGAACCTGATCCGTGGTGGCCGTCACCTCGGGGGCTTGCGCGGAGTCTGCTTCCGCTAAGTTTTGGACTTCATCAGTCATTGGAAATGAACCTTTCGATTCCCCGGTCAACTGGGCCGGTACAGTTGGATTCGCAATTACTCAAACGCGATTGTGCAGGACACTGTGCCAGAAATGACAACATACACCCCTTTGTTGGCATACAAGCCATCAAAGAAGTTGTAGTTGGTGCCTGCGACGGGCGTAAAAGTATCGAGAATTTTTGGATCTGTGTTCAGCGAAACTGCCGAATCATAAACCGTAATCGTGGGTGTGCTGGATGCAGCACTGACAAAGATGCCCTTGAGCTTACCAGCCATCGGTTTGACTTGGGTGGTGGCGGTGAGTTGTCGGTAGAGTGAAGACATGGTGGCTCCTTATGCCAAAAATTTTAACTTGTACAGGGTGGACAAGTAAAGTGCAACAATTTCATCAATGATATTCTGAATCGGGGTGTCGGTTTTGTCCACCACCTTGTAGCGCGATTCTTCGATGTCTTTGAGCGATTGCTCCAAGAACTCGACCACGTTGGCGGTCTTCTTGGCAGACTGCAGCGTGATGGGACCAATTAGCCCCTTGCGCCCTTGGTACGCCTCGGCGAACTTGTCGGCCAGCTCGATCAGGTCTTCGTAAAAGTGACCAAGCGCCTTGTGCTTGGCGTAGGACCGGGTGTTCAAATGCACGGAATGGGTCACATCCCGTGCCAAGAACAAGTGGCCCATGAAGACTTCACAGGTCATTGCATACCTCCTTGGGGCATTTGGCCCATGTCGGGCGACATCGGTTGCTCGGGCATCTGAGGCATCTCAAGAGCGGGCATCTGAGGTGCGCCAGCAACCAGATCGCCCGTGTCCAAGGCAGCAGCGATGGTGCCCATCACGATGTCTTGGATCTGCTCGGGCGACATGCCAGCCTGCACCGCGCTGATGCGCTGTGTCTCGGCGGCGTATGCCTTGACCTCGGCTTCGAACTCTTTGATCTGCAGTTCGCGGGCTTCCATGCTCTTGTTGACGTTCTGCAACATCTGGAACATGTTCTCCATCTCGGCGGCCATTGCTTCCATTTGCTGGTTGGCGGCGGCGAGTGCTGGATCGTCTTCGTCGGCCAAGACTTTGGGGTCGATGGTCTTCTTGAAGCGCTTGGCCAGGTCTTGGGCACCGGGCCAGTCCATGTTCTTGACGAACAGGTCGCCAGCCACTTGCCACAACTGTGGGTTGCCTTGCAGCAACTGGGCCATGCTCTCCAAGGCTTCCTGACGCTTGGTGGCGTAGCCGGGGCCAGTGATGACGCGAACATCATATTTGCCCACGCCGGGGTTGTAGATCTTCTCGATCAAAACACCCTCTTGGTCAACGATGCGCTTGACCGGCTCTTGCTGCATGGGGTTCATTTTGACGGTTGCGGGTTCGCCGTCTTCACCGATGATGCGGGCAATCCGCTCGGTGTCGTAGATCTTTGGGATCAGATCGACAAGCTGGCGACCGATGTGACGAATCGCACGGGCCAAGTTGTCAACGTAGTGATAGGTGCCGACATCGCCTTCGCGCTGGCGGGCCAAGATGGCCTTGCCCGAGCGCTCGTTGCTGGTCATGCCCAGCGAGGCGTTGTACTGACCGGTGGCCGACTTGATGTCTTCGGCAGCGCCCGCTTTGGCCTGCAACAGACCGCTGGAGGCCATCGGTGGCTGTGCGCGTTGTGGCAAAGGCAGCACCTGACCCTGACCATCGGTCACATCGGGGTTGACTTCCAGATAGGGCCAGTTGTTCGTGTTGGCCGTCTTCCACTGCTGCTCGTAGCCTTCAAACTGACCACCGTAGCCGATGAAGGGGGCTTTGGGGGCCAAGGCCAGCATCTCAGCTTCCTGCGACACCCAGTAGTTGTACATGCGCTGGGCGTCTTTGGCGTTGCGCACCAGACCGCTGACGTACATGCGGCCGTCAACCTCAAACTCGTTGCCGACCACGCGCACCACGGGGATGTATGCACCGGCCCACTCGCGCTCTTCCAAGATCTCGTAGCCGTTGATCTTGCACCACTTGACCTTTTTGCGGTCAGCTTCGCGTGAGCGCAGGGGCTTGCCGAACATCATGCGCAACGACTTGTCCTCGGGGGTGCCGCTGAACGCTGTCTGGTTACCAGGGTACAAGTTGAGCGTGTGCTTCTCGTACTCGATGTAGAAATACTCGGCGATGCGAATGGTGTTTTCGTTGATCCACTGCGAGATGGACTGGTCACCCACGCCAAGGCTCATCAGGGTGGTGATGGGCGCAGCGTTGGGGTACATGCGCTCGTATTCAGCCTTTGTCAGGTCTTCCGTGACAAAACACCAGCGGGCATCTGCACCGGTGGGGTCTTGGATCATGGGGTCCATGTAGACGCTGAAACTGTTGCGGATGCGGCCAATCTTGATGTCTTGGTCGAAGGTGTCTTCGTCGCAATACTCGGTGAGCAAGCGGATGTAACCTTCGCCGAACGACACTTGGTTTTCGCAAGCGGTGTCGTAGGCCACGTCAGCATCGCTGATGTATTCGATGTGGCGAATGACGCCGTTGAACACCTCGGCCATGTCCACGTCGGCTTCGTCATCAGCGGGGATGACCTTGATGCCGGGGCGGTTCATGCGCTGCTCATTCGTCACCTGATGGACGTGCTGCGGCAGCTTGTTGATGGTCAGACAGGGGCGGGCGTTGATCGTTTGACCTTGCACAGCGCCACGGGTCTGCAGCACATCGGCAGGCCACTGCCACTGGTTGTCGGGGGATGCCGCATAGAAGCGCAGGTCGTCGAGTTCGTCTTCTCGGGTTTCCGAGAACGCCGAAATCGCCATTGTCAGGCGCGAACGGGCAACGGCAAGAATGTCCTCAGAGCCGCCTTTTGACGGGTATGGGCCGTTGTTTGCCACATTGCCTGCGGCTACGATTCCGGTAGTGTCTTTCATTCGTCAAATACTCCGAGGGTGTGTGATTCTCGCATGACCAGCAGCTCGTCACCTTCCCATTTTAAGTCCTGACCGATCGAATCACCAAATAGTACCCGATCTCCGACCTTGATGTCCTGTGCATCGGGTCCAGCGGACACGACAACACCGGTGCCAGTCTTCTTCTCCCGAAGCATGATGAACAGCTCGTGTTTCTCCACATCGGGGCGAACAATTAGGCAGTCTTGAAGGGCTTTTATAGTCATTTTTTACCTTTTGGGGCGGGTTTTTGGGCTTCACGTTTGACGCTGTAGGCGATGGCAACAGCCTGTTTTGTGGGCTTTCCAGCGGCAACTTCGGCCTTGACGTTCTTGCGAAACGCCTCTTTTGATGCGCTTTTGACGAGTGGCATCACTTCCCCTTGCTTGGCTTCTTGGCCGTCTTGGCCGATTCTTTGAAGTCCTTGGCGGTGGGCGCACCAGCGGCACCAGGCTTGCGCATTTTCTCACCGGAACCGGCTTTGATACGCTCTCGCTTGGCGTTGATGTTGGCATAGAGTCCGGGTTTTGTAGCCATGATCAGCACTTCCATCGTTTGAGTGATGCCTTGGCGCGTTCTGCATCGCCTTTGGCGTTTTTGACGACCCCTTCCATGCGGGCGCAGAAACTGGCTTTGCGGCCTGCGTCTGCTTTCGTCTTGGGGTTGGGGGCGGGGGCTTTGAGGTTCGATCCAGTCTCGCGGTTGTACTTGGCACGGCCTTTTTCAGTCAAGCCAGCACCCTTGGACACGGGCAGCTTCTCGCCGCGCCCGACTGACAATGAAACGCCTTTTTTAGCCATATCACGACCCCATCCAAGATGTTGAAACCGACCCATTCTGCGCGTTGCGCCGAATCGTTGTGCGCTCATTGTACTCGCGATGTGCCACAGGGTACGCAAAAGTTACAGCAATCGCATCGGCGGCGTCCGGCGAGGCTTGCCCACGGGCCTTCATCTCCTTCTTCCCCTCAAGGAAGATGGTGCCGGCCGAGTTGGGCTTCTTCATCGGGCCGGTCAGGTCGCTCTTGAGCAGCCTGTCCTGCGGGATCGATGCGGTTTTGAGCCAGTCGCGCATGGCACCCCAGATCTCAGCGCGTTTGTTGCCCCACATGACCGGGTTCTTGGCCTTCCAGCCGAAGTTCACCCCGCGCACCTTGTACTTCTGCTCACTCAGACGGTCCAGGATGCCGTACCCAAGCCCACCCTCGTCGATGACGGTGAGCGCCGGCCGGTATTCCTCGATGGCGTCGATGACGTGGCCCACCACGCTCATGGTGTCCTCGCCCTTGAAGCGTTTGATTGCCACGATGTCACGACCCTGGCGCACGGCGATGACGGTGCTGTCCATGCCGCCCCGGGCCGGGTCCACGCCAATCACGATCGGTGCGGTCATGTCCTTGTAGCGGTCGCGCTTCATCGCGTCATCAACGATGTGGGGTGAGATGAACTGGTCTTGGCCGCTCTTGGGAAAGTCACCGTAGACCTCGACACGGGCCTCGTCGGAGTCCTCGCCGTACTCATCGATGATCTGCTGATAGATGCTCTTGTCGGTGCCCTCAACGGTGCGGGCGTCGATCTTCTCGCTCTCCCAGAACTCCCGTTTCGACCCGTCCACGGCCTCGTAGAAGTACCCGGTGTTGCGTCGGCCGTTGGAGAACGCCAGCCAGTACCGGTCCAAGATGTTCTCTGTAAAGAAGCCAGCGGCCACCGACCAGATCGAATCTGGGATACCCGAGGCTTCGTCGAAGATCACCATCATGCCGTCCATGTTGTGGACACCGGCGTAGGCGTCTGGGTTCTCTTCGCTCCACAGCTTACCCTCGGCACCCCAGTAGCGGGTGCCCTTTTTGAGGTCACGCTCGACCAGATCGGTCAACCAGTTGGCCGGGTTCAGGCTCGTGGCCGTGGGTTCCCACCAGTGGGCGTTGATGGCCATCGTGACCCATTTGGTGAGCTCACCCCATGTCACTTTGCGCAACTGGTTCTCGCTGTTGGCCGAGACGATGACTGAACTGCCGATGCGAGTGGTCAGCATCCACAGGATCAGCCAGCTCACCAGTGCCGACTTCCCCACACCACGACCCGAGGACACGGCTCTGCGCAGTGCGTCGATCAGCTCGTCGTTGTTCAGCTTGCCACGGTTGATGCGGATGAACTCTGCGATCCTGCGCAGTGCTCGACGCTGCCACGCTCTGGGTGCTTTGAAGTGTTCGAGTGGGGTGTTCTTCTGCCCCCAAGGGAACGCAAACAGAACGAACGCTTCGGGGTCGTCTTTGATGGACGGGCTCCAGAGCTGGGCCATGAGCATCTGCTCATCTTCTGGTGAGTAACGGGGCTTCTGCATCAGTCGATCCTCGGGGTCACATCAATCACCTCGGCCTCGATCACCCGAGCCTGGGCTTGTGCCAGCGCTTCGGTGATCGAGATGGTGCCACCGAGTTCAATCTGTTTGGTTTCGCCGTAGCGTTTCTTGTTGTGTGCACCCATGAGCCACTTGCGCGTGTCGATGCGCAACTTGTCACGGTTGACCGTATCACTTGACGATGGGTCAATCGCGTCCACCCCATCGGCAATCTCTAGGATCTCCGCTGCAATGAACTCAGTGCGCATCTCCTGCGCTTCCTTGAACCGCTCGTATCGCTGTGGGTCACGCTTGACCCAGCGCAAGAAGTCCTCATACGAGATGGCCCGGTGGTCATCCTGTATCAGCGCCTGCAGTGATCGGCCACGATAAATGTCCTCCACGACTCGCTCAAAGATCTGCTCATATTCGAGATGCAGCAGTTCACGCGAGGCTGCGGGGAGCTTCGGGGGCTTGGGGTCAGGCACGGACAGCCAGTTGGGTAGCGGAGTTTCACTGGCGACAGCCGTGCCTATGACGAGGGGTGTGCCTTGTTCCATAGTGCTGTGAGTGTAATGTAAATTGAATTGGTGTGTCTAGTGTGTAACTGCTACCCATTGGGTTTTTAATTTGCAAAAATTTTTCACGGGGTTTGTGATGCCTACGTAGCCGTGACCATGTCACCGTCGGCCCGCCCC